TCTTTCTCGTTGGTAGAGACACTACTACGCTGATGCGTTGACACGACTTGAGGATACTTCAACATGCCCGACCGTAGCTACTATCGAACGATCTACCGGCCATACCAGACTTACCGGAACGGTGTCCTGATTGAACAGGGCCCCGCCTGGCAGTGTGGCTATGAGTCCCTATGGCGTTCGCCAGTGGTGAAAGGAGAGCGTGACGGCGAGGATGGGTTTCGTTTCCCGAACTCATACCGAATGCTGTTTATCCTCGATGACCGGCCATACGGCTCGTAGACCATCTCCCAATGGGGGGCGGTCTACGAGTATAAGCTAGGTCTTGGTTACCTCATGAACGACCTCTACTGGGGAAACCGAGTCGCGCCAGAAACACCGTTCGCAGCTGAAAATACTGCGTTGATTGAAGCCATGACGAAGCTTAAGGACCAGAAGATCGATCTCCTGACTGCACTGGCAGAACATGCCCAGACGGCGGGATTAATCGAATCAACTGCCCGACGCATCGCTACTGGTATAACCGAGATGTATCGCGGCCTTAGGAAGGGGCGTATCAACAAACGCTCCCTCCGACGGGCTTTTAATGCGATAGGACATCACAGTCCGAGGAAGGGGTTTCACAAAACCCTCGCCTCCCAGATCTTGGAATTTCAATACGGTGTCCGTCCGTTGCTCGCTGATGTCCACGGCGCGTGCGAGGCTATCGCTAAGGTCAGATATCACGACCGAGTCGGCAGCCCTGTACGCGTTAGTGGGCGAGTTACGTCCGGCGACAAAACAGTTCGCTCTGCATACCCAGTTGGGCAGCAGGGTCCTGGACTTCTCCCGGGTACAGCCTACGATACTTCTTACACCGAAACCAAGGTAGTACTCTGGTTCAGTTGTAGCAATACCGTAGTGAAGAACTTCAGTGACTTAGGGTTTACCAACCCCCTAGCTACTGTATGGGAAAAGGTTCCATTCTCGTTTATGGTCGACTGGGCACTGCCCATGGGCGACTGGCTAAAAGCTTTAGATGCCAATTACGGAATGGAATTTCGAGGTGGTTGCACGACCGTCTGGACCGAACGCCGTATCGAATATCACGGCGCCGATACAAAAAACAACGGTGTAACCAAGTTGGAGGGTAGGTACATCCGGCGGGAGATGAATCGTACCGCCTATCGTACTCTGCCTATTCCGTACCCACCGACATTGAAGAATCCGGTGAGCATGGAACACGCGCTGAATGCACTCGCCCTTCTAACGGGGCTGGCGCCGGAAGCACGTGAGCTTCAAAAACGGGCACGGCTATAAGGCCGTGCTCCCCTACGCTGAGAGTTAACCACCTCAGTCAATCCCTTTTGTAAGGATCAACTCACAATGGCACTTTTCAACGATATCGTTCTGAACGACGGGGCTACTACGCCCGTCGCCAAGACATTCGCTGCTCGGTCCAATATCAACGGTACGGCCACTTACGTCCATGACGCCAGTGGTGCTCCCGCAGTTGCTGGTTCGAAGATCGTTATCCAGACCAAGCCTGCAAAGGCCCCGGACGGGTACCACTTCGTGGACGTCAAGATGACGATTCCGCTCGTGGATACGCCCCCTGGTGCTGCTCCGAAGGAGGTCCACCAAACCGCGGTCGTTATCAGCTTCAAGCTGAGCGGACGCGCCCCGGTGACCGATCGGAATCATATCCTCGCATACGCCAAGAATGTTCTTGCGAACACCCAGGTGAGCGAGGCGGTGCTTTCTCTTGCGCCGCCCCGTTAAGTGCAGGCATATGACGGGCCAAAAGCCCACCGGCGAGCTCACTCCTGAGCTCGTCGGCACCCTTATCCTGAGGATGTTCCTATGGTTAAGAAACGCAGCAGCACTTCTTTTCGTGCTGACGATCTTCGTATTGATCTTCCTCTCGGAGAGTTCCTTCAACGCCTCCACCAGTGTATCGGTGGACAAGGGCCATCAAGCGCCTGCGTTGGATCCGAGTGCGCAGCCTTCAGGTGTGATCATCCCGATCACGCCCTAAGTGCTGACGCCTTCTCAGTCCAATACCTTTGGTCACGCATCATGAGAAAATTCGACGACAAGAAATCGTCGAGCATGAAGCGGGACCGAGCATTGGAGAAGTTTAGAGAGGCTGAAGAGCCGTGTCTTAACGCTCCGGCGGAGTTCCACCGGGTACGTTTCTCCGATCTGATCCATACCTCTATGGGTGGTATCAGACCTGATGCGGTAATGCATACCGCGCGGGGAAAAATCGAGAAGCTACTTGGCGAATTTCGCTGGGCCGACGCACTGCAGGACTGCGGTTTCGGGCCGGGAGCTACAACAACTCTCCCGCGCACTAAGGCCGATTTGTTCTTCAAGTTTCTGGATGTTCCAGAAGCGAGCACCCCATGCAGTAGACTGGTTAATCTCTACTTAAGGAGGTACGCCCCGAGATGGGGCGCGGTCTTTGGACCTAACCAGCAGTATCGGATTTCCGATGCGAACTGCGTGACCACAGTTCCTAAGGACAGCGACGTCGATCGCGTGATAGCTATCGAGCCCCAGTGGAATATGTTCTTCCAGAAGGGGATCGGCGGCTTGTTACGTCGGCGACTTCGCCGGGTCGGAGTTGATCTCAATGACCAAACGCGCAATGCGAACCGGGCCCTGTTCGGCAGTCGCAGCAGAAATATCGCTACGATTGATCTGAGCATGGCCTCGGATACTGTATCGCGATGGTTGATTCACGAGCTCCTCCCCTCTACGTGGATTACGGCTATGGAACAATGCCGCAGTCCATATAGCGTCCTTCCTTCCGGTGAGAGGATCCTCCTCCGGAAGTTCAGTTCCATGGGCAATGGCTTTACCTTTGAGCTAGAATCGACCGTTTTCTGGGCGATCTGCTCGTCAGTGGTGCAACTAGCCACGGGCCAGGATCATGGGCTGAGGGATACGCGCGTTAGCGTCTATGGGGACGATATCATTGTCCCCGCCGACTGCTACGGTCCTGTCTGTAAGGCACTCACTTGGTTCGGGTTCACACCCAACCTGGAAAAGAGCTTCGCTGATGGGCCATTCCGTGAATCGTGCGGTATGCACGCTTTTGACGGACGCGTTGTGACACCCTTCTACATCCGATCGGCAGTAGAAACACTGCCGGACCTCTTCCTACTCCACAACAACTTGTTGCGGTGGAGTGCGCAAGCTTTCGGCGTGCGCGATGAGCGGGTCAGAGGTTTAGCTTCCTGGTTGCGTTCACATGCACCAGAAGAATGGAGAAGGCCCCGTCTTTGTGACGGCTATGGAGATGGAGCTTTCATTGGCTCCCTCGACGAGTGTCTGCCCGGTAAGGCAGCAATCTCGCAGCCGTGGCGGTTCCTCGGTTTTCCGAGGCCCGCCAGACAAGGTCATGAAGGGTTTGACGTCCGAATCCTTACCCGTCTCACCACTAGCGTGGATGAGCGGATGGAAGGGGATGGAAGGCTTCTTCGCGATCTATGGATACTTTCCAGGTGTCCAGAGACGGACGAGCTTAAGTGTTTGGAGGATCCTTACAAGGTCCCCTCCCGGCTCAGTAGGTCTGTTCGTGCCAGTAGGCCCGACGTCCCGCTTAAGCCAACACTCGAGTTCGAAGCACGGTATAAAGTTCGTACCGTGCGTGTCCTGTGGAGCGACCTCTTGCCGTGGACTAACATCCACGAGTAGATATCTCTAACGAGAAATTAGCAGCTCCGATTCGCAGTTTGGTTAGCTGCGGAGTACGGAGTTGTGTCTGCTAGCGGGCGGAGCGTTTCCCGCTGTAATGTCGCTGTGCGCCTCCTATGGCG